ACCCGCAAGTATTGGTGTTACATATGGAGATACTGAATAGTACAGATAATCTCCAATACTAATGATGCTTCCTATTTCTACAACAAACTTAACTATAACAGCCGCTCCCGAACCCGTTACTTGGTAACTTCTTCCTATACCATTTACACTTCTAAGTGCAAGTTCGCCAACTGAGTTGTTTCTTATAAACGCAAAGTAAGCAGCTTCCTTTTTTGAAAACCAATTCACGTCTATGTATCCCGAGTATTGCAAGTCTGTCTCTAATGTCGCAGCCCAAGCAGCATCCCCTTGTATGTTAATGGTCTTAAATAGCTTGTTTTCAAGGGGTGCAGTGTTAAACACACTTTGTATAGACGAAGCTGTAAAAGTGCCGTAGAATGTGTTCCTATTAGCATTTACGTTATGTCTGTAAAGATTGCCACCTTTGAACGTGTAAAAATAGTTGTTCATCCCTATCATAAAGTCAGGATTGTAAGAGTAGAAGGATACCCATCCCGCTACTAAATCGCTATATGATAATGTATAATTTGGCATAGTTGTTTATTAAGGTTGTGTACAATCAGCATCTTCACAATTTGCTTTAGGTCCATATAATGTTGGTAAATCGTTTACATTAGATGCTGCTGTTATACTTGTGATTGTATAACACGTTCTATCAGGAGGAGACGCTTGGAATGCATATACATCATACAACGCTAATGATAATATACTTCTGTAATCAATTGGGGAACCTCCGTTACAAGCCTCAAATGTGTAATAGTTGTAGTTTACAGGAGATATACAAGCTGCCTGACACTCAGCTAGCGTTGAATATGTTCCACTACCGTCTAATGGGTCTACGCAGTTACCACTATCGCAGTTGTATGTAACATTATCGCAAGTAGGGCAAGTTTGTTGTGGTAATAGTACACAATCTACCTGCTCTCTTACTATTACTCCATCTGAATAGAATCCATCTGCAGCACAAGTTGCTAATGTGCTATTTGTAAACACAGCAGTTGCTGAACCAAGTGATGGTGCATTTAAATAATATACTGAACTTGTTGCCATTTTTTATATTTTATTTTAATTATACAGGACAAGTAGGAAGCGTTACATTTTGTGCAGTTAAGTTTACTAATCCGTGAACAGGGGTTGGTGTAACCAAATAATCCTCATAACCCTCTACGTTAGTAATTGGTGCACTTGTAAATATTGTTCCACTACCTATTATATCACATAAATTAAATTGTATAATGTTACCTGAACCTGACACCCACTCACCACGGATGGTGTAAGGTAACTCGCTTATTAATGGATATATTGTTCCACTTTGAGCACCTCCTGCAGTAGATGTTACATTCAATAATTGTGACATTACGTTGTTGAATATTACCAATGCTCCTCCTGATTGCTGACCAACAGTCCAATCTAATGTAACCGTTGTTGGTGCGGCACAAGCTGCTTGACACTCAATTAAGGTTGCATAAACCCCGCTGCCATCTAATGGGTCTACACAATCTCCATCTTCACAATTGTATGAAACAACAGCTAACACACATCCACAACAAGCGTCTTCTGCACTTGCTACTGAATAACACAACTCTACAGGAGAAGAAGACCTAAAGTCCCATATTAAATACAAATAGTCTTCAAGTGCAGGTACTGTGAAATTTGCATAGTTATAAGAACCACTACCTAAATTAGGCGTTGCTATAGTAGTTAAGGCTAATAATGAATTAATGCCTGCTGTAGTATTAGCGTATAATGTGTCTGATGCAAGGTATCTAAACTTGTCGGTAGCAGTATTAAATACAAAAGTATCGCTAGCAAGTTTGTTTGAAATCAAACTCATTGTACTTCCTGCAGGAGGAAAACCACCCGTGCCTACATAGTTGGTAGTAATATTATACAAAGAGACAAGAGGGTTTGTTGTTCCGCTAGCAAATGTTACAAATGTTGATTGCAATGGAGATGTAAATGAACCAATTACATATCTATACTGACTATTAATGGTTTGACCTGAGTCATAATCATTGGTAAGTACTATTTGAACAATGCTTAATGATGCAGCTTGAACACACTCTACCTCTACGCTTAATGTGATATCACCTATATAAGTTATTACAAGCGTTACAGTTTCTACTGATACATTATTCTTATTAAAAGTTAACGTACCACTTGTAGTAACTACTCCTGTAGGATAAGCTATTGCATTGTAAGTCGCCACTATTTGGAAATTACCACCTGCACTTATTGAAGAAACAGTATAGTTAATGTCTGTGTTTCCTATGGTTGGACCTAAGTCAACACAATAAGTTGTTGTTGCACTTGTAGCAGATGACAATGTAAATGTCTGAGTAATACCACAATTTATACACTGAGGATTTGATGGTATAGCAATAGTATTACTTGTTAAGACATACTCATTCATATAAGGGTCAAAACCACCAAGTTTTTGAGTATTAAAAGACTCATTAAATGTATCTCTAAACCAAGTCCTCATATTCATTTCAGACACAACTTTTAGTTCCTCGTTAGAATACGAGTTACCACGTAATTGAATAACAGCACCACGCTTTACGTCAGTAAAATATCTATCGTATCCCCATTGAATATAACTCTCAGGGTTAAAGCTAATACCATACTTCTCGCTACGGGCAATCTGTGTGCCTAATACCTCAGGGACAGAAGCTACGACACCACCGCCTGTAGAATCTGACAATAAATTTTTATCAGCTAATACGTATGAAACCTTATCTTCTTGTAATACAAGTACGTCAGTTTGTCTTCCGTCTAATATAAATATCTCTCCAAAAGAAGTCTCTAAATTTTTAAAGTTTAATAGACCTAAGTTAAATTCGTTTAACTTATTAACATTTGACTCAGCATTATAAACACCACTATATGTGATGTCAGCAAATCTATCAGACTCTTTATAGTTCTGAGCAGATACGCTTGTAACCCTGTTGCCAAAGTTAAATGAGTTGCCAATAATTGAGTCACGAATCTTATAACTTTCTGCCCCGTTTCCAAAAGCAAAGCAGTTAAAGAACTTAGTGTCAATTATAGCAGATGTCCCTGCTCCTATATTTTGGTTTTGGAGGTTACCCATATGGTTACCACCCGTAATAGCAAAAGACATCTCATTTTCAAAAAACACATCAGGAAGAGCGTCAGTAGGCTCTGTCTCAAATATTAAATTCTTTTCAGAGCGGAACACGGTAATGTTTACTTCAACATTAGATGCACGAGCATTAGGATAACCCAAACCTGAACAAGGAAATGTACCCGTTACCATTAAATATAACTCATTGGTTGTTGGGTTCCTGTAAAATTGATAATAATTAATTACTAAATCAGTAGCAACTACAGGATTTCCCGTACCCGAAACAAATGTATTTTCAGGTATAGACTCTCCGCAAGAAGCATATCTAGTGCCATCATCTAAAAACTGCTCTATATTATCTCCAACAAACCAATCATACATATTATCATATGTATTTGAAGAAATAAATGTTTTTTCTAAAGTGTTTCTTCTCTCTTCACATTGACATCCACTGCCACTTCTCCATTGCTTTATGCTAAATACAATTCTACTTCCTGCAGGAACAGTATAGTCAGAAAACTCCCAAGTTGGATTTGTAGGGTCAAATCCTAATGCTTGAGCACTATTCATTGGGTAATCTAAGACAGGAGCAAAAGCCGAACCTCTTGGTTCTGTTTCTGTTATTTTACCCGGAGCAATAATGGCATATTCATCTTGAACTGTATTAAAGCTATTTGGGTTTATTTTCATATAAACTCCCGCAGGAATTGGTATAAAAACAGCAGGGTCTAATTCGGTTGGTATTTCAATAAAGTCTGACGCTTGAGAAGATTTCTCAAGAACAGTTGCATATACACAAGATGATGTTGGTCCACTTGAATCAGCTTTCACAATTAACCTATCTCCCACTTCTATCTTTCTTGCATTCTCTCCTTCTAATAAAAAGTATGCATTGTTGGTTAAAGGGTCTTGGAAGAATATGCTACAATAAATTGTCTCATAATTCTCTTGGTCAGGCTTTATTACAAACTTATACCTAGTAGCCCATCCCGGAGGTTTTTGAGTAGCAGGTATTGTTACTTTAATTGAATTTTTAAATGCAGACAATCCACAAGAAACGTGCTCTGTATTATTAGGACTAACAAGAGCAGTTGATGCTCTATTAAACTCATCCATATATACGATGCCTACCTCGTAGTCTCTATTGCTATGTAAACTTTGTGGATTTGCTATTTCTTGAAAACTTGCTTGTGCTGAAACCACTTGATAGTACTCATAAAATGTTTGCGTAGGTGTAACTGTATTGTCAACATATTTTTGAGCAATAAATTGTAGCCCAATCCAACTGCTACTAGGACTTGTTATAATTGCAACAGGTTGTGCTACCGCACTTATACCGCTTCCTATAGCTATATAGGCATCTAAAGTATTTGGTAACAAACAATTTACTGAGTCAGTAAATGTTGTCCCCGAACAAGCGGTTGCAAATGGTTGAATGTTTGCCGATGTACCTACAACATTTTGAAATTCAACACTTGTTGCTAATGCATATACAGATGTATATGTTGTAGACAAGATAAATGCAAAATTTAAGCCTACGTCAGTAGTTTCTTGTGTAGGAAATGGAGTTTGACCTGAAAACTGAGAGTGCTCAATTGTTACTTCTAAATTAATAGAAGAACCTGCAACCAAACTTTTACCCGTTAAATTAAAAGAAACAATAGCATCTTGAACACCTACGCTTCCGTTAATATTATAATTTCCTTCTGACGTAGCATCATTTATACTAGAATTACCAATAGGTAATGAAACCAAGTCAGTACTATACTCAAACTTAACCGGTACACCATATTGGTCAATTAAGTCATATTCTTCTATGTAATTACCATACATTAATCTATTTCCCATAATAGTCTGAGCCTTAGCATATCGAGGTACGTTGTCGTACAATCTCAATAATTCAGACTCGGATAGTATTGTAAATATCTTGCTATTGGTAAATGTGTATTGGTAGTCGGTATTATTTGCAAGACCTAAATCAGCCTTATCAAGTTTCTCAATAACTTTTATAACAGTGCCATCTGCTCTTTTAAATAGCAAGTCAACACCAACTACAAGAGAACTTCCTGAGTTGTATGTGATTATTGCAGAGTTACAAAAATTGGTCATCCCCTCATTTAAAAAACTCTCAGTACTAAAACTAAACGCATTAGGTACAAAAGCAGGTTGAGACCACTGAGATGTAGCACTATACTCTCCGTCAATATATCTGTACCTATAACCAAAACAAATAAATCTTGTAGTTAAAAAGTTCTCTTGCCCATTAGTTACAATAGGTTGTACATCAGGAGATTCTACCGGTGGCTTTTTAATTACAAGTAAAGACTCTGCTGTAAATTGGTCTATATTAGATACGGGGTTAGCGTAATTTCTATTGGTATTTATAAACCTAGGTGCATTGTAGTCATCCGTAAAGAATAATAAGTCGTTTAGTATATTGATACCCGTAATTAAATAACTTGGGTTAAAGTTTAACACAGTATTAACGTTTGCACCATTGTTAATGCTTATTACGTGATATGTTAATATGTTGGTGAAAACGTTAAAAGAAACAATTAGGTCAAGTTTACCTGTAGCACCTACCGTAAAAGCTGAGTCGTGAACAAACCAATATATGGTTTCATTTGCACTATCCTCAATTGCACCAATACATCTTGCTGACGAACTAAGAGATGTTCCATTATATTTTAATGTAGTAAGGGAAAGGTTTCCCTTTGTATTCTCTACTACTCCCATCTCAGCGTTCTCGGTTGAACCCATCCTAATATTCATAGCGTCAACATACTCACCCTCAGGAAGTAAACGTTGGTCTACTACCTTGTTCATTCTACCTGCTATAAAGTTTCTTGTAAAATTTGCCATTTTATTTTATTTGCTTGTCCATACCTCTCATATTCATTAAGAGTCTACCGGGATGAATGTTACTGATTCTTATTTTAGCATTACTCAACAAAGCCTTTCTTTTTTTACGAGAACGGGCAACAATATATTCTTGAACATTAAGTTTTGAACTAAGTATCTCATACTCAATGGCTGCATAAACATACGCTTCAAACATCTTGTTTACTGTAATCAAAGAGTTGTCTCCTTGTTCCATACCATCGGACACATACTCAAGAATACAAGATAAACTTGACATCGATGAGTCAAAGTTAATAACTCCTGATTTTCTATCAATATTAAAAGTTGGATTAAAATTTGCTGTCTCTGTATTTAAACCATACGCAGCCCCTACATTTGCTTCAAAGTACCACATCCCATCATAGTTCCATCCTAATTGACCATTGAACTGATTGCCTTGGTTAAGATAAATACTCTTCTTTGTTCTAGCTAATCTTTCCAAGTCAATAGTTGAGTACTGAGGAGATAATGCGTTTCCATATTGGTCAAACAAAATTCTTCCCGTATTGTCTTGAAGATAAGCCTTTGATGAAAGTGTTTGAATATTCTCAGTTAAAGGTCTAAGCCAACCATCTTTGTATAAGGATACACGCACCCAATTGACATAGTCAGAAGGTAAGATGTACCTTAATGTGTCAGGAACAGTTAACTCTAATACTTTAATTTCTTTAAAAGCATCGTAGTTTAATTCCTGAATAGCACGCTTTGCGTGAAATAATATTTTATAACGTTCTTCGTTATTAACTAAAGAATGGTTTCCTGCATACATCAATAAAAAATTATTGACTATGTCAGTTAGGCTAATAAATTGATAAGACCCCCAATTGGCGTCCTCAGGTACTACACCTCCATTCTCATAATATTGATATTGTGATATATATGCCATCTTTTAAGGTTTAATTCTTTGCATTGGTGATATTATGGGTTGTTGTTGCTGTTGCTCTTGAGCCATACTAAACTGAGTAACCTCTGTTTCACGAATAGATACACCACAATACTCTAATATTTTAGTTACTAATCTATATTCATCTGATATAGCCAACTCAAAGTCTTGATAATCATTTTGCGATTGGTCAAACACAGGCTCACCATTGGTAAGTGTTACATAGGTCCATTTTGGAACTGCAGGATACCTAAAATAGGTTGCTTGTACTTGTCCCTTATTACTTATAGTTGTAGGATAGAAAGTTAATTCTGAGCCTTGTAATGCGTAAATAGGAAACTCAATTGTTGGCGGTGTTAAATTTGAATTAACCAACAACGTAAGTTTACTGTTAATTACTTTTTCCGCTTGCACATTACTAGATGAAGAAAAAACTCCATAAGAGTTTCCTGAAGCTAAAAATATATTTGAGTCTAATGCTAATACTGTATTACTAACTACAGATGATACCGCAGAAACTAAACCTGTTGTAATATTGGTAACAACGTCACCTGCTGAGATGTCATAAGTAGTAAATAAAGCAGTACTATCAACTAACTGACTACTAACTACGGATGTATTTGTCCCTGTTTTCAATGTAACCGGTCTACACTTAATGTCTAATAACATATAAGTGTCATACCCTGTAGTTGCAGGCGTAGGCATTGAAAACTTATTAACAGCTATTTTTGTTAAATAGTCTGTTCGTAAAAAATACTCTAAAACTTCTGCTATTGGTTGTTCCATATCTGCATAATCTACACCCGCTAATCGAGCGTTTTCTGCATTTATAACACTATTATAATTATTAAAATACTCCTCATAAATTTCCATCTGTGCATTTTGAGCATACAGATTGAAATCAGAAGGAGAGATATATCCATAGTTGTTTTTATTCAACACAGACAATACCGCATTTCTTACTGAGTTTATCATTAGTTCTTTTTTACAAATATACATAAAAAAAAGAGGGCACAATCAGTACCCTCTCTAACCAATCAATCAATAACCAAGTATATCTACGCTAAAGTTGCTTCTAACATCTTTAGAGAATCTATACCTTCATCACTTTGTAAGAAATGGGCTACCATACTAAAAGGGTCTTCTCCAAAAGGAACCGACAACATCTTCTTTTTATTAGTAGCTGTATTAAACCATACTTCTTTCTCGCCATTTCTTAATACCAATAACTTGTTTTCAAAAAATGTACGGACTTTGGCTTGGAATTTTAATTCAGGGTCATTCAATATATTTAAAAACTCTCTTGGGTCTCTTTTAGCAAATACCAATATATCACGCTTTAACTCAGCAGTAGATACGGTAGATGGGTCTTTCCCAAACATCACCCTTGTTAGGGTTTCAATTTGGTCAAGTGTAAGCTGACGAGCCTCCACTAAGGCATCAACTTCAATGTTTAAATCTTCAACCTCAGCACTTGCGTCTTTTTCTTTGTCTATTTCAACAAAAATATTACCATTTAATGGATGGTAGAATAAAAACTGTTGCAGTACGGGGTTTGTTCTTGGCACTCTTAAGAACCCATCTTCAAAGATGATTGGTTCAATAATAGCATTCCCATCTTGCTCGTCCTCAAAAGGAGACTTCTGATTTATGGAATACCTAAGAGCACGGTTTTGGTTGTTTTTCTCGTCAAACCACATTAGTGGGAATCGAGGATGGTTTCTTGACGCTAACGTATATGATAGCGGATTACCTATTTTTAATCTGTAAACTTTATCTACAGAAGATATAACTTTTGACATTTTTATAAGATTTAATTTGATTTAATTTAAAAAAAGGAGAGTGTCTTTGAAGACACCCTCCAATTATATTTACCACCTATTATCCATAACGGAATAACACGAAGTTGTTAGCACCCAAAGTACATACGCAACGCTCAGAAAGGAAGTTAACCTCCATTGCATCTAAGTCGCTTGTAGCGGCACCACCGGCAGAACCTGTAATCCAAGTTTTGTATCTGCGGTCTTCAGCTTCAGAAGCACGGTAACGAACGTGTAAGAAAGGACGCTTAGCATTCTTTCCCATTATTTGGTCGTACACTGAAGTAGAACCTGCAGGAACCATTAAACCTGTAATAGTACCGGTTGCAGTTGCAGCAGCATTGCTTAAACCACCACGCATAGTTGGGTCATTTAAGTATTTCCAATCAGACTTGTAGAAATCGTAACCTCTACGGAATCCTGTGAAACCTAAATTTAACGCCATATCAACATCGTTATCGAAAAGACCGAATGAAGCTGATTGAGCAGCACCACCTGAAGTGTAACCGTTCAATTGAGCCAACATATTGTCAATATCGAAACTTAATCCACGATTTACGAATACTACGTTTTCTTCGATAGCACCTTGCTTATCTAAACGAGAAACGATAGAATCCCAATCAGCTAAAGTTGTTGGAGTACCACCACCCCAAACGTTACCACGATTGTTTACAACGTAGAAAATACCTTGAGAACCAATGTATCCCGCAGCCACGGCACCTGAAGATGCTGCAGCAGGAACTGCTTCAATCATTGCAGTCTCTAAGTAATCTTCAAAACGTAAACGAGTCTCGTGCTCTGATTTCAAATACCACAAGTATCCTGTAGCACCGTTCTCAGTAGTAACTTCAACCCATCCGATTTGAGCCATATCTGAACCATTAACCGCATACTTATCTTTAATGATAATAGGGTTGTTAGTGTAGATGTCATCTTCTGATTCTAATGAACCAACCATTCCGTTAGTTCCTTTCTTAAACTCAGAACCATAAATGAATACGGTACAAGCTGTAGAAACAGCGAATGCTTGACCTGCAGTCTCGTAGTAAGCTACTGTGAAAGTAGTTGCTGAAGGAACTGCGGTTACGATAGCCTTGTTGAAAACACCTGATGAGTTGTTTTGAATCATCAAAGTTTGTCCAACACGAATAGCGATGTAAGTCACACCGGTATCAGCTACAGTGAAAGTCGCTGTTGAAGCGGCTGCTGCTGCTGCTGAAGTACAACTTGTGTACTTGATGTGTAAACGTCCTTGTTCTGCCCATTTGATTTGGTCAGAATTAGAAGGCATCTCTGCTCCTACCATACGTAAGAAAGATGCGATTGTTCTATTACCATAACGCTCAAATTCTTTTTCATAAGTATCGGGAAGATACTGATTCAAGAAATCGAAGTTGGTAATGTAGTTTGTTTGTAACGCTACCTGTTCTGCAGAAGGCTGCAGGGCGAAGGTAGGGGAACTTAAAAGTGCACTTGCCATTTTTTTAAAATTTTAATTGTTTATATTTTTTTCATACTGCGTATTTTCAGGTTTCGTCCTGAATCAGGGTTTAACGCTTTCACCTGCATTCCATTCGTTGATTTGCTAACCTCGGGTGCTTTACGCTCTGACATATTGATGTTTTTGGTTTTACGCATTACATCTTCAGTAGCATCAGATAACCCTTGTTCATAAAAGAATTTAGCAAATTTGTCAGGATGCATTGCTATCGACAACGACCTATGATAGCCTGCTGCGTCTTTCATCAAACCTTGCCCATCTAAGAACTTGTTAATAAAGTTCTGTGGTGTAGCTTGGTTCTTCTTTAACTCACTAGCGTCTCCGGGAGCAAACGTGAACTTCTTGTCATTAACATTGAACTCAAAACCTTTGAACTCTCCGTTAAAAACATCGTTCGTCTTTTGGTCAAACCATTGACGTTTACGATTGTTCTCCTCTTCTATGGTCTTTGCCTGTTGGGTATATTGCTTATAGCTATCGTATATTTCTTTCTCCTCATTTGGAATAAATGCCGTTCTTGACTCAAGGGGCATTTTGTATTGTTCCTTTTGGGAAGTGAAATATTTCTTAGCTTCAGCAAGAACTTTCTTTTTTGCGATTTTTGCCTTTTTAACGGTTGACTCATCATCTAAATCAGTGTCAAACTTGTACTCATCCATTAACGTCTCAATGTCATCACTATCAAGACCTTCCTGTGTGGAAGAAAGGTATTCTTTAAGGAGTTGGTCAGGACTCATTGTCTCAAAGTCTTTATTTAACTTTAAAAAATCGTCAAACCCACGTCCCGTATCCTTTTTATATTTCATATAAGCAGCTACATCTTCAGGCAATGGCTCAGCTTCTTTACGCTCAGCTACCAATTCATCCAATGAATTTATCTGCTTGTTATATCTTTTACCAATATATGAAAGAACATCTTCATCTTTTAAATCAACACCTGCAGGTACGGGGTCTATTATAACCTCTTTATCTGCTTCATTATTTTCTTGATTTAACGACTCTTCGTGTTTATCAAGTAACTGCTTCTCTACTTCTTGAACGCTTTTTGTTTCAAGCATTTCTACGGCTCTAACTTTATATTCCATTTGATTTGATTTTATTTATACAAAAATAGATAAAAATTTCGACATTTTAACGAGGCTCAAATTCGGCTAAATCAAAACCATCCAAGCTATCCTCATTTGATTCAAAACTTATTGGAGGTAGATTGTTCTTCCTTTGATTAATTAATTTAGATTGTTCTGTATTTTGTTGGCTAATCCTTTTGCCTTTAGCATCCTCTTTTGTTTGCTCTCTACTATTCATATTACTTGTCTCCATACCACGAATCTGCATATTATAATCAAACTCTTCACGCATTAGATAAGATTTCATCTCTGCTTCTTTCTCCATTTTTTGAATATCAAAAGCTACCTCTGCTTGTTTAATCTGCATCTTAGACCTTGTCTCTAACTCAATCTTTTGCATAGCAACCTGTCCTGCCATCTCTTGAGACTTCAATTGTTGCTGAGCAATCATTGCTTGCTTCTGCATCTCGTTCTTCTCTAAACGCTCTTGCGTCTTAATACGCTTCATCTTAAGTAATTGATTAGCAAGTTTAATGTTGCGAATCTCACGTATGTCAATTGCATCTTCAAGGTTAATATCACCTTTAGATAATGCCATTTGGATATTGCCTTCTAATTGTGCCTTTTGTTCTTCATCAGGTGAAACCTCAATGAATATACCAAAGTCATAAATATATAAGTCTTTTATCTCCTCTAATATAGATACGTTGTACTTACCAATTTGGTTTGCAAACTCGTCTTTAAAATCAGCATATTGCAAAATGTCAGCAACCCTGTAAGTCAAAGCCTCTGCTAATGAACGATAAACATATAAAGAACCATCAAGGATATGTCTTGTAGCTGTATTAGAATTTAATGCAGCCATCTTTTGTAGACCAACTAATGAGTTAGGGTCAGGATTAGAACCATCTCTCGCTTCGTTAAGACCGGTCACAGACCTAATCATATCAACGTAGTGGTTCATATTTGTAATCAGCATTTGCGTTTTAGCAGCACCTGAGTTAGAGTTTAACTGAGTGATAGGCACTCTTGCATTGTTAAAGTCACCATCTTGAGTAAAACTTCTACCAATTACACTACCCGTTTGGAAGTATAATCTTAAAGCATCCTCAGGATTGTATGCGTTACCCGTACCTAAGTCAATCTCGTTTAGACCATCAGCATCAATGAAGACACCATCCGGAACTGTACGAGCAATAACTTGTTGTAATTTTAAATGGGTGATTTGAATCAAGTCAGCAAATGGTATCATTCTTCTACATAATGACTCAATAACTCCCTTGTACATACGTGGAGCACAAGCTACATAGTTTGGTAATGCGTGTTGAGATGCTGACTTAGGACGAACCATATTCTCAGACATCTTCCACTGCAATAAAATATTGGTACCC